GCTAGAGAATTAGAACTTCAATCTATCTACGGATATAAGATAGATCGTCAATCTTACAAACAATTAGTTAACAAAAACAAAAAAAGAAAACCTATGGTATTAAATGTAACAGAACAAACAACTACTTTTCCATGTCCTTTAAATAAACTTAAAGGTAATCTAATGGATAATAAAGGATTAACAATCGAAACTCAATTTGGCAAATATCTTGTTAATGATGAATTAATTGATTGGATAGTCAATAATGCTAATACTTCAATGTTCAACCCCGCAAGATCTTATGTATATAATAAAGCACTGCATGAATTTTGTCAAAGAGGAGTTCCTGTAACTAAAGCACAAGAAGTTCCTAATGTATATGATCTTATTAGGCAATGGGCAGACGAGCGAGGTATATACAGAAATGGCGATACTAAAACACAATACGCAAAATTATGTGAAGAAGCCGGTGAATTAGCAAGAGCAATACTAAAAGAAAATAAAACAGAATTAATTGATGCTATTGGCGATATGGTCGTTGTATTGACTAATCTGGCTGCATTAGAAGGATTAAAAATAGAAGATTGTGTTACATCAGCTTATGAAGTAATTAAGTCAAGACAAGGTAAAATGATTAACGGAACATTTGTAAAACAAACACTATAATATGACAGAACAAACAATTAAATTTAGAGATCCAGTTGTACAATGCGTTGTAAATAAATTTGTAGATCGATCTGATGTAGGCTTTGCTAAATATAAAACAACCATGCGTGATGATCAATCTGACGTATTTGTTTGGCTTAATCATTTACAAGAAGAGTTGATGGATGCTACATTATATCTACAACGTTTAAAAGAAGAAATATCAACTTTACGTGAAGAAAAAGCATTATTAAATTCTATGAATGATATAGATGTTATAGATGCTTTTGAAGTAATACCTAAAAAAAAATCAATAAAGAAAAGGAAGAATGGTCATGGGCGTAATTGGACTCTTGATGAAGATGACATGGAAGTATTACAGGACCGCTTTATGCATTTTGCAAGTGATAAAAATCCATTTGAAGGATTTCATACAACATTCAGCAAATGAAAAGAAGATCAACAAAAAAAGGACCAGTTACAGCAAAGGTTGTATCATATGAAGGTATTACCTTTGCTTCGGGACTGGAAAAGTACATGTACAAAGCTTTAAAAGAAGCTGGAATACCTTGTGAATATGAAAAACATACTTTTGAATTAATGCCAGCATTCTTATTTGAAAATGATTGTATAGAAAGACAATCAAATAGCAAGGGAGATTATATAAATCGCGGCAATAAAAAAGTATTAAACCTAAAATACACTCCTGATTTTGTTGGTGAAAACTTTATTATTGAAACAAAAGGTAGAGCTAATGATTCTTTTCCATTAAGATGGAAGATGTTTAAGAAATGGATGGTTGATAATGGTGACAATAGAACACTATATAAACCACAAAATCAAAAAGAGTGCGATAAAACAGTAGAATTAATTTTAAAACAAAACGCAAATGAGTGAACAAGGAAGGTATTGGACAATTACAGTAGGGTTATACCCTGGTATACTATTTGGTTATAGGGCATACCAAGAAGAAGATTTTACAACATATGTTATTTATTTACCATTTGTTGATTTTGCATTAGAAATAGAACATTAATAATTTTAAAAACAAATAATGAGTTTAAGCTTAGACAAACAAATATTAAGTGACATAACAGTATACACAAAGTATGCAAAGTACATGCCTAATAAAGAAAGGCGTGAGACTTGGGAAGAATTAGTAACTAGGAATATGGATATGCATACGGCCAAATTCCCAAAAATGAAAGAATCAATTGAACAGATTTACCAAAATTTTGTTTTTAATAAAAAGGTTTTACCTTCGATGCGAAGCTTACAGTTTGGTGGTAAAGCTATTGAGCTTAATAACGCTCGCATTTATAACTGTGCTTTTCTACCTGTTGATAGTATCCACAGTTTTTCTGAGACTATGTTTCTATTGCTTGGAGGTACTGGAGTTGGCTATTCGGTCCAACAACATCAAATTGAAAAACTACCTGAGATTAGAAAACCTAATTACGATCGTAAGAAAAGGTATGTCGTGCAAGACAGTATTATCGGATGGGCAGACGCAATCAAAACGTTATTCAAATCATACACGGGAGAATTAACTTCGCATGTTCAATTTGATTTATCGGATATTAGACAGAAAGGTGCATTGCTTGTAACAGCTGGAGGTAAAGCTCCAGGACCAGAGCCATTAAGATTAGCATTAGTAAAGATTGAAGCTATCTTGCGGGAAAAAGAAGACAGATCTAAATTAACAGATATTGAATGTCATGATATTCAATGTCATATTGCTGATGCAGTTTTAGCTGGCGGAATTAGACGTGCTGCAATGATCAGTTTGTTTGATCTTGATTCAGAAGCAATGCTAAATTGTAAAGCTGGTAATTGGTGGGAGAACAATCCTCAAAGAGGCAGAGCTAATAACTCTGTAGTTTTATTACGCCATAAGATTGATAAGAAAACGTTTGATAAAGTATGGGAACGTATTGAAGCATCTGGATCTGGTGAACCTGGTATTTACTTGACTAATGATAAAGACTGGGGAACTAATCCTTGTTGTGAAATTGCATTGAGACCATATCAGTTTTGTAATTTAACTGAAATCAATATGGCTGATATTGAAAGCCAAGAAGACTTTAACGCAAGAGCATCCGCCGCGTCATTCTTAGGAACATTACAAGCATCGTATTCAGACTTCCATTATCTACGAGATATATGGAAAAAGAATACAGAAAAAGATGCATTACTTGGAGTATCAATGACCGGTATTGCGTCAGAATCTAATTTAAATTTAAACTATGAAGAAGCAGCACAAATTGTTAAAGAAACAAATAATGTTATTGCAGCAGCTCTCAATATCAACAGAGCGGCGAGGACGACAGCAGTTAAACCAGCTGGAACAACTTCTTTGGTACTTGGTACTAGTAGCGGTATTCATGCTTGGCACAACGACTATTATATTCGTCGCATGCGCTTAGGCAAGAATGAAGCAATCTATTCATATCTTGCAATAAATCATCCAGAATTATTAGAAGATGAATATTTTAATCCAACATTACAGTCAGTGATTTCTGTACCTCAGAAAGCCCCGGATGGAGCCATAACGCGCCATGAATCTACATTAGATCTATTAGAAAGAGTTAAATTAATTTCTAAAGATTGGGTTAAACAAGGGCATTTAAAAGGCAACAATACACATAATGTTTCATGTACAGTTTCTGTTCGTGATGATGAGTGGAAAATTATTGGTGAATGGATGTGGGCAAATAAAGAATACTATAATGGTTTATCAGTATTGCCTTATCACGGCGGTACATATAAGCAAACGCCATTTGAAGATTGTACAAAAGAAGTTTACGAACAAATGATGTCTACATTAAAAAATGTTGATTTATCAAAAGTTGTAGAGATTCAAGATAATACTAACTTTGTGGATGCTGCCGCTTGTGGCGGGGGTAATTGTGAAATAACATAATTATGATATATATAAAAGACGATTTTTTACCAAAAGAGTTATTAGATCGCATTGATGAAGATAAATCTAATTATGAAGAAGTTGTGACACCTGGAAAATCATTCTGGGTGAAACACGCTTCTACGGATTTTATTGTTTGGATATGTGGTCGTATATCTGAAATAGAAGGAGCCGGAATAATACCTATATTAGGTTTCTTTAGAGAAGCAAAGCAAGGTCAAGATGATGATTGGAGAATACATAATGATTCCATTATAGAAGGGCAACAACCCGATCGAGCCGCAGTATTATATATTTCAGAGAGTAATCATGATGGAATAAATGGCACTGCTTTTTGGGAACATAAACTTTATGGTGATACATTTAAAGATATTTCGCCGGAAAAGTTTGATAAATTAATAAATGAAGATTCAAATGATCTTGACAAGTGGACTTTAAAATCTATAATTGGCCATAAAAAGAATAGGTTAATATCTTATCCGTGTAATTATTTCCATAGTAAATATCCTAATGAATTTGTAAAAAGTAGAAAAGTATTTGTAATATTTTATAAAATAAATAAATGAAAGAACAAAGTTTAATTGAAATGAAAAACAAGCTTGAAGCGGTAATCAGAGTGCTTCAACAAATAATGAATGAGCAACAACATATAACTACACTAGCGGCTGGAACATTAGAAGCCGTTAAGTTAATGCCGGGATATGATGAAGCAATTAAAACGTTAACAGAAAAAGCAAAAGAAAAGGTCAGCGATGACCCTAAACTAGAAATTTAATTAAATAAAAAAAGGGAGGCTAATTACAGCTTCCCTTTTTATTTATGGGTACTTAGGTATGTTGCCTATTATTATCAACCCATTCTTCTTTTTCTTTTATTCTCTCTTCTTTTTCTACGGCTTTCCATTTTTAATTTTATGCGTTCTTCAAATGGTAAGTTTTTTATTGAATCTTTTTTACGCTGTCTTGTTTCTTCAGCTTTAATTTTACCTTCTTCTTTTCTTTGCGTTTTACCTGCAGCTTCTATTTTAGCATCACCAGGTGTTCCTTCAACTCCAACACTATAAGGACTCCAACCCATACCGATCATTACTCTTTGCCATGCTTGATTTTGAGAATTCATTGCTTGAGATACATTCTCAATTTTGTTTTGCAAACGATCCATTGGTAAATTAGTTGTTGATTCAACAACTTTCCCTCCAATAGAATACATTGGTCCTAAGTGAACTCTTCCATCTTGCATTATTCCCCAACCTCTTTCTTTTATAAGGTCTTTGTCGTATTTAGTTTGATTTAATCCGCTATATAATTTTTTAAGTTTAGATCCAATAGGAGGCGAAATATTTGCACCTTCAAAAACTACTTTGGCATAGTCAGCTTGTTTCTTTTCTGATTCTTCTATATATTTTAAGATCATATTTTTTATTGTAGCTGTAATACCACCTATAAATCCTGTTCCACGCAATATAGAATCTAATACGCCACCAGCTACAGACACTAACTTTTCGTTTCTTGTTTTTTCTGCAGCAGCTCTAATCTTTTCATCATCTTCATCATCGCCACCAAATGCAACCGTAAATAAACCTTGCTGTAAAGCTGAGAACATTAAGTTTTGTATTGTAAGGTAATAAACTATTTTTGATATATTAGTTTTATCATCGCCTCTTCTGTTCTTTAAATCTAAGATAGCCTTTTTAACAATACGAGATTGCTGCATTGCGGTATTTTGGAATGTTAATAATAATCTACCCGCTGGACTTGCTTGTTGTTTTGATATATCTTTTGGATCACCAGATTGTTGCGTTTCATCAGACACTTTTGTAAAGTCTTGCCATGCTAATTTCTCTGCTTCCTCTAATGTTTTACCCTCTTTTAAATAAGAGTTAATTCTATTTCTATAAAATGGCGCGCCTCCAGAAGCAATAGCAAAACTATCTGCAAGTTGCGTTGGAGTATATCCAATTTTTAATAAGTATGATACAACAGCATTGACTTTGTTTTTACTGCCAGCAGCAGCATTAGCAATTTCAGCAGCAGCAACATCTTCTTTTAAACCACCACGTCTTTCTTTCATTTTGTCAGAATTCCAAATACGAGCAAAGTCTTTCCAATATTGCGGTTGATTAGCAAATGCTTTTGCTGCAGCATAAGGATTATTGTCTCTAAAATTTAAGAAGTTAACTGCTCCAAGTAATTGTAATACAGCGGATCTTGTATTCAAGAACATAATAGTTCCGGTAGATCCATTCACCCACCTTGCCCATCTAGAGGATTCTTTATCATTATTAAAACCTTTGTTTTTACCGGTTGTCATTCTATAAAGAATGTCTTCTAAAGCTTCTCTAACATTAGTTCCATAAACAGCTTCTACCTTGTTCATATTAGGGCCAGTTAACTTACCATTATCCCATTTACCAAATACTTCTTCAACATTACCTATAAATTCACCTAAGAATTTTTTTCTTCCTGCTCCTTCTGTTAAATTATGTAAATCAGATATAATAGTATTGGCATCCCAATGTTCTTCAGGAGTAACCCACCCTTTTCCTTGTCTACCTGTAACAATTAATCCTTGTTTAAATGCTTCTAATTGTGGATCATTGTTAACTAAATTTGTTAATTTTGCAATATCTCTTTTTGATATGCCAGGTATTTCAACGTCTGACTCATTCCATATTGCAACACGAATAGCTTGATCATATGTAAAGTCACCATCAGGCGTTAAACTTTCTAACTTTTTACTAATATCTGGGAATGAATCTAACAATGCTTTATAGTTCTTTTTAATAGATTGCCTTGCGGCATCCATTAAATCATTACCATTTGTATATGGTTTTAAGAAAGCATTTGTAAAAAATTCTTTATGATAATCTCCGCGTTTACCTTTGCCTAAAAAGTTATATAGTAACAATTCAAAATCCGCAGCGGAAGGTGGAACATAAATATCAAATCTATTTTTCTTAGCCCCTCTTCTTCTAGCAACAATGTCAGAGAATACCTTATATCTTTCAGTGCCGGTATTTTCCTCTATAATTCTATTAAACTCATAATTCATAGATTTACTAAACTTAGCTCGTGCTTGCTGTATTTTTGATTTAACATCAAGTACATCTAATGCGTTTTTAACCGCAGTAACGTTTGGCAAGTGATCATCCGCAAAATAAAAGTCATCATAACCTTCATTAGCTTTTTCCACTATCCAATCTGCTTTTGCTTGGGCAGAACTATTACCTAATCCAGTAATATTTTCTAATGGTATGTCTATGCCTATCGTTGATAAAAATTCATGGATAGGTACTGCTGAATCGGCTGGTCTTGCCGTAAGAATAAAGAAATTTTCAGGACCAAACTTACCAATCATTTTCTTCATTTTTTCAACCATTGGACCAGGTCTACCTTCAACAACTTTACTAAACTCAGAGAAATCAAACACTGCTCCTTCTTCTAACAATCTTGCCCCATTCTTAGCAAACTCTGCACCATTAAGTTTTCCTTTTGATCCATCAGGCATTGTGTATAGCACATTACTTTTTGTGAGTCCAACAGTGTCATCAAAGTCAAAAACTGAAATTCCTTTTGATTTTTTTCCAATGTCCAATGAGCTTAATACAGCCTCCTGTGTTTCAAAAACATTTGGAGAATTAAATTCATTTCTAACAATTTCTCTATTAATTAATTCCCCAGTTTTTAAATCAGATAAAGCAGGTATTGCAAATCCATTAAAGCCGGCATCATAATATCTAATTAATGGATTATCACCAGGAGAATAATTAAATGGCATTGTTGATTTATACAACGAATTTATGTCATTATCTACACTTTTTGGTATTATTGCAACATAAGAGTTTGCAACAAGTTTTTCCATGAAATCGTCAATTGACATATTATTTTTGCCTGTTATTATTCCAATAGCAATTCTAGATAAATACGAGGATGGCGGGGTATGCTCATAAACCCATTCTTTTGGATTATTGCTATAGCCTTCTCTATTAGCAGCATATCTTAGTTCAGACGATAGCTTTAAAACGGAATTCATTGATCCGCCTAATGATTTGAATATTAGCCCAAGTTGCGTGTCTGTCAAGTTATTGTTTTTATACATATCATGCAAAAGATCCATCATTTGCCTAAGATCTTTTCTTGCAATCTCTGTGGCTTTTGATCTATCTTCTAACTTTATTGCATTAGAATTTCCATCTTTTATATATTTGCTAATATCAGTAGCTGAAGTATCCTGAGGTAATATCTCTCTATTAACTTTATTTCCATTGTATATTATAGTAAACTTATTGCCTCCTAAATCTTTTAATGCAAATTTTTTGTTGTTATTTAGAAATTGATTAAAGAAGTCGGATTGTTTACCATATAAACTTTGCTTGTCCCCATAAGCAAAAGATCTACTAAATAATTGAGTTAATTTTACTAAAGCCTGATCTTCGCTTATTTTATTTTCACCGGAAGTTAAAAATTCTTTAGCATTTTCAATAAAATCATTAATATGGGATTGAGCATTTAGTCTATCTAAATCATCTCTCCATCTTAAATCATTTACATTTATACCTAATGTTAATGCAACCGATTGCTCTTTTGACAAAGCATTAAAGACTATTCTATTAGCGTATTTTTCAAATTTTTCCCCTTCCTTGATTTTAAAAACCATAAGTTTTGTATTTAACTTATTTTTTTCAAAATATCTATAAAGTGTTTTTATGGATTTTAATATTTTATTTTTATATTCTTGAGGTATATCTGTATTTTTATACTTTATATTAAATTGTTTTTCTACCTCTCCAGATCCTCGAACGGATTTAGCAAATTCTATAAATCTATTTCCATCAGGACCAATTAATTCATTTTTTACATTAATAGGTAAACTTTGAATATCGTCTATTGCTTCTCTAACTACCTTACTATATTTTACATTACCTCTTTCTGATTGTCTACTAAACTCTGCAGCAAAATTATTTAATACTTCATAACCCTGACGTTGTTGATTAGTGCTCAAAGCATTATAAATTTCACCTTCTTCAGCAAGATCTTTATTGATAATATCAAATGCAGTTTCCTCTGCGACAGCTTTAGCCCCAGATTCTTTTCTACCTCTAATAGGATTACCATCAGGACCAACAAATTGACCTAAATAATCTTCATCGGATACATTATTAAATACATTAGGTAATCTTCTAACCAATTCGGCACCAGAAGTTCTTCCAGCATTATCAGTTGAAACAGATTCTCTATCTATTTTTTGATCAACCCAATCCGGATAGCTTACCCATTTGCCATCAATTCTTTTTTGTACCGCTTGCGGAATACCGCCTTGTCCATTAGCCCCCATTAGCCAAGTTGTGGTCATATTTTCAAGCATATAACGTTTATTTTTCAATAACCAATTTACAAGCTCATTATCTTTTTTACCACCCATTGCTTTTTTAACGTCAATGTCTAACTGCTTACCAATAGCATCCCTAATTTCAGCAATTAACGGAGTAACAGTACGATTTAATGAAATAGGTTCGTCAATACGAGACTTTAATGTACGAAGTTGGGTTATGATCTTATCGGACATTGTTTTTAAGACCTCTGGCTCAAAAACTTTTGACTCCAATGCGTTTTTATATTTTGGCTTTTCTTTTGTCTCAGAAACGGTTTCTTCAGCCATTAAGCCTTTTTCTTCTGTAACATCTTTTTTAAAGTCTCCTTCTAATACTCTTCTAGAAGCAGCAATCGCTCTTAACGGTAATTGTTTATTTATATACGCGGCTAAAGGAACTCCTTTTTCAGAAGAATAACTTTTAATAAGATCTAATATTCCTCCAGATCCAGTTTCAATTTCATCAGTAAGCAATTCTCTGTCAAAACCTGGTGCATCTCTACGTTTGTCAACTATTCTTTTCGTAATTGGTTTGAATAAATTAATAATGTCTTGAGCGGCATTCATTCCTTTGTCCTCATATAACTTTTGAACTTTGTCAGAAGCAATAGATCCTTTTTCGGATTTAACAATTTCATTAACTTCATCCTCATCGGATAATTCTTTTTTAACTACAGGTTTTACTTCTGTCTTTTCTTTTTCAATTGCCTTTTTTATCTTAGATTGTAAGTTAGCAACTTGTTGATCAAAATCGTATGGATCATAATCACTTTCGTTGTCCTTAAGTTCTTCTAATTGAGCTTTTAATAAATCAACATTAGATTTTGATTTCTTTTGAGTTGGTTCGGTTGATCTTACCGGCTTTTCAGTTATTAATTCCCCAGCAACCTTTCCTTTAGAAGCAGCTTCAATAATATCAGACTTTCTAGTTTTAGTATAGGATTCATTATAAGCAGCGATAAAATTAAACATGTCCTTAGCATTGTTGATTATTACATTGCCATCAGCATCAAACTTTAGGTTCTCTGCGTTTGATTTGTCTATTTTAATATCGCCTTCAATTAAAGACTCTACTAATATCGTGGAAACTTCCTCATTAGCAATATTTTCTTTTTGCTTAACAAGATCATTATATTCTTTAGCGTTTATTTTTCCCGCCTCTTTTTGAGAATCTAATATATCAATTTCTTTAGCCAAATCATCAAACTCTCTTTGCATTCTTTTTGCAAATTTAGTATCCTTAAATGCTTTATCTCCAATGTGCTGTTCTTCCACAAAAGAATATAAAGATTTACCAATATTACCCATGTTATTTGAAAAGTTTTCTATAACCTTGTGAAATACCTCATGTCTGGCTGTGGTAAAAGCTTTATTTCTAAGAGCGGTGTCTCTATTTATATATATAGTGTTTGTTTTGCTATCATACATACCATTGTCTTTAACTATTTGACCCGCTAAAGATCTCATTATTAAAGTTTTTTGTTCTGCCGAATAAGTCTCATTAGATTCTGCTTCAAAAGCTTTATAGGTATCATTAATAATTTCTGAATATTCCGGATCTAATAATGCCATATCTATTAGCTCCTTATTTGATGCATTTTTATATTTAACATCTTTACCAGTAGCCATTACGGTTGTTAGGTACTTTTCACCTCTAAGATTTTCTCTATTTAATTTAGCTTTATTTAACCATGATGCAGCTTTTTTATTCATTTGTTCAGCACGATACACATTACCTAAAACTCTATTGTATTCAGTAGTGGTATTTAAATGCTCTTTAGCCATATCTGATAATAACCCGTCTTTTTGTTCTTGAGTAAGATTTTGACTATTATTTATTATATTAGCTTCTTTTCTAATTTCAATTATATCTTTACTTAATTTATCTACGCCAAGTAAAGTCACCGCATCAGTTGCACCTATCGTTTCAGCTATATTATTTATTATAATTGTTGAACTATCTTTTATCCCTTTTATTTTATTGTCAATTATAGTTTTTTCTTCAGGAGATAATTTTTCATAATCAACACCTTTTAATATTTCAGCTATTTTATTATTATTTTCAACAAGTTGTTTTGCATATGTTGCAGGAATAAATTGTCTATATACCGCCCCAGCAACATGTGGAGCAGTAGCAAATAAAGTTGAAACAACCGCGGTATCAAATATTGTTTCAGGTACGCCTTCTAATAAGTCCTTATCTTTTTTATCAAGTAATGTTTTGTCTGTAAAATTACCAAGTACAGTATTAAATACCTCACTTGGTACCTCTTCACCATAGTTTTGTAATAAACCTTTTGAAATTTCTTTAGCTTTTTCACCAATGGTTTTATTGACAGCTCCGGTTAATGTTTCCATTTCAGCTTTAGTAGCTTTGCCAAACATTTTTTGCATTCTACCAATAGCTCTACCACCTACATATTCAGTTCCTCCTTCGAATAAACCAAATAAAGCAGGCACTGCGAATAATTGTGCTGTTGAATAATTTTGCTTTTCTATTTCGCCTAATTCATTCATAACGCCTCTTTCTTGCTCACCTATCATTTCAAGGTATTTTGAACCTGTTCCAGTAGCGGCTCCAGATATAAAACCTACAAGTTCAGGGGCATATGCTTCAGGAGCTAAAGCTATAGTTAAAATTTGCGGCAATTGTGATATTATCGCATTTGCAGCGTTTTCCCCAAAAGATTCTAAACTATATGTTGTTTCTCTTGCTTCAGGTAAATCTTCCTCAAATTCTCTTCTATATAATTCTTTTGCTGCGCTAATTTCTTTACCAAACCCTTCTTTCCATTTTCCGGATGTTGCAGCTTCCATAAGCATGTCGTCTATATAAGCAATACCACCCGCAACAGACAAACCCATATCGACCACAGAGTTCATTATTTTTCTACCAGTTCTTGCCCACCATCCCCATTCTTTTCCGGCAAGTTCTATATCTTTAGCTAACGAAGTTGATGTGCCTTCTAATTCCCCACTTTTTTTATGCAGTTCAGTTAGATATTTGGCATTATCATTCATTTTAGTACCAAGTGAGTTTATTTTTGCTATTAAATTATTTTGCTTATCTAACTCTTCTTGTGTAGTATATGTATAATCCTGAGGTTTTAATTGACTAATTAAATCTTTTCTTGAATTTTGCTGCTTTTCTAATATATTTTGCACATAGGTTTTTTGAGTGCCCAGTTTAGCTAAATCATAGTCGGCTATTTTCTTTTTATTAAGATTATGTGTTTTTATAAAATCCTGTACTTTAGGATCGTAATCATCAAGATCCTCAAAAGCATCATATTTTTGATTGTATATTTGAGCAGCTTTCTTTTGCTCTGCATATAAATTAGCAGAAGCCTCAAGTAAATCATTTTCTGTATAAGATTTTTTTGCTTTTTTAAATTGAGCAATTAATTGTTCTCTTTGTTTTGGAAACGCTACAAACTTTTCTTTAACTGTAGAGCTTATAGGCGACGTAGTTCCCATAGTACTACCTATACCAATTGGCTGATAGTTTGTTTCTATTTTCCCATTTCTTGATTTTTGTTTAGCAATATCCTCATTTAACTCATTCAAGAAATTTTCATCTAAAACACCAGCTCTATTTATTATAGCATCAGCTTCTGCATATTCTGGGTTTTCTAATATATATTTATCTTCTAATTCAGTAGCCTCTTTAAGGTCTAAATATTTTTGTTGCTTTTCTTCTTCTGTAAGAGGACGTCTTGCTTTAGCTTCTTGTAACCTTCTTTTTTCATTTTCTATATCTACAGACTCTTGCATCTCTTCAGTCACAAAAGGGGATCTAAAAATTTCAGAGGGCTGTTCAAATACAGCTTCCTCAACAAATTTTTTCTTTTTTTGTTTAGCTTCTTTTGATATGGGATTAGTAGAAGTTAATTTTTGAATTCCTAATGCTTTAGAAACAAGGGTTGTATCAAATTCAGCATTGGCATCCCATAACTTAGTACGAGATACCGATGAAGGCTTTGCCGATTTGGATGCCATATTTGTAGCCGCTACATTTGCATCCTTTTTTGTAACGGTCTTTTCCTTTCCCGGCAAAGAAGTTTGTTTTTGCTTTTTAGGTGTCAACCCATTTTTTTGTAATATGTCATCAAAAGAAGTGTTATTATCTTTTGCAAATTGATTTATTTCATCTTCTGTGTAAGTGTATCCGTCTTTATTTACGTATTCTAACATATATATTTATTTAATTATTTTGCTGTTAATGCTGGTCTTCTATATGAATTTAAAAATTTTCTGAAGTCTTCTCGGGTATAAGATACATTGTTATAAAATATTCTATTTTTGCCGTCTTTATCTTCAAGTACTTCAAATGTTTTTAATATTGATCCTCCTTTAGGCCCGGTTAAAATAACGTCAAATTTATCACCACTTCCTCCTGCAGCATTATCATAAGCTTTTAATGCTAAATCATAATTTTGTGGATCTATAGTAGTACCTGCATTTGAGCTTGATGTGGGACCAGCAGGGTTTTTGTCATTTTTATTTGGTTTTGTTGGCTCTATCAAATCAATTTGTGAACTTGGACCCCAATAAACAGTATTATCTCCTTCTTTTGTTCTATGTAAATCAGAAGTTATAGAATTAAAAGATTGATTAGTTAATAATTCAGTTAACATTGCTTGCTTTTGTTCAACAGTTTCTAATACTTTAAATGTTGTATCATAAAATTCAGGCCCTTGTTTTAAAGTATAATTTAATAAAGATCTTAAACTAGCCTCTTTATCTGCTCTTAAATAACCAGAAGCCTTAATAGAAGCTTGTTTTTGTATTTCTTTTCTAATGCCTTCAGTATCTAGTCTTTGCCCGTATACAATTTGGTATTGATTATTTATTTTCGCAGTTTCAATATTTTGACTTAAAAAGTTTTCTTTTAAATTGCCTTTATCATCGACAAGATTTTTCTTAGACATCTTAGTAAATTCATCTAAATTTTCTACTTTTTGTAAAAATCCACCTGCACCACCTTCGTCAGAACTTATATATGATCTTGCATCAATTGGTAATTCAAATCCTTCTTCTGATCCTTTTCTTTTACCTTTAATTTTTAATTTAAAACTATCACCTGTGTCTTCAATATCAATACTATGATCATCATATAATTGATTTAATCCACCTAATATTTCAACTGCACCTGTTCTAGCTTCAATTTCTTTAGCGTCTTTACCATTTACTACCCAACCATTTTGAGCTCCCACAGTTATAGCTGCAGCATTTTCTCTCCATGTAGCAGTATCCATTGCAATATTCTTTGCAAATGTGGAAGCATTAGACATAAACACATCTGCATTACGAATATGTTTTAAGTATTCGGCTCTTTTTGCATTGTCTGTTTCGGATAATAAAGCAATTCTAGAATCGGCAGCAAGTTGGATTTTTTGTTGAAGTAACCCATGTATTTTTGAATTAAGCTCATCATTTCCAATTGGTGTTTTTGCATCCCATTCTGATAGTTTTGAATTATAAGCTAGATCAACCTCATTCTTTTGCTGTTGCAATTTTTCTATTGTTAATCTTTCTCTTTCGCCTCTACGGATTAAAGCTTCTGATATAGATCGTGAAGCACTGATAATGCCCTCCGTAACTTTATTATATCCTTCTGTGAAGTTTATTATAGGAGGATTTTCATAGTATCCCATATTTTGTATATTTTATTTATATTATTTTTTACCTATACCAGCACTCATAACTCCACTGGCAATATTACCAACTCCACTAAATATAGACCCATAAGCCGCGCCTTGCGCTGCTTTAGCAGACGCTTGGTTTGCTTGCGCTTGAGCTTGCATACCTGAAAGCCTATTAAGTTTTGCAATATCACGAGACTCTTGTTCTCCATACTGAAATTTAATACCCTCTGCTTGTGCTTGCTGCACTCTAGCTTCGTCTTGTAATACCATTTGATTAAGCTCCTGTTGTCCTTGCGCTTTTAATTGTTCATTTTTAGCCTCTTGAGCTTCAATGCTAGCCGAAACACCTTTTTTACTATTTAATGCCGCTTGAGCTAAAGCTGTAGCCCCTCCTGCGCTGGCTCCAGTTGATCTTAATAAATCTAATGTATTTGCTAATGATATATCTGCTTCTTCAGCTTGCATCTCTGCAGCTTGAGTAGCAACACCTACATTAGCATAAGGGTTTTTAAATGTGCTTGCAACGCTTTTAACATCTGCATAAGGATTTGGGATTTTTTGTCGATTGGCCTCTATTTGGTCAATTTCCCATTGTTTTCTTTCTGCTTCATTAGCAAAGCCCCTTGCGGCTTGTTTTGCTTGATTAGCATTAACTAATCCCCCAACTACCGTTGCTCCAACGGCTACTGTCGCTGCTGTTATTACTGCCATATTATTTTATTTTTTTTGAAATTTCATATGATGGATTGGAATCCACCATGTACCCTAATTTTTTATGTATATCCATTAAAGGTTTGCTTCTTGTAATGCTAATTATAATATTATAATCCTGTTGCTTTGCAACTTCTTCTAATGAGTTTATAAGTAGTTCTAATGATTGTTTCCTATCTTTTTCTTTATACTGCGGGTTAGATACAATCCAATCTAACCACGCTACTTTAGAATTTGAAAGATATAAGAACCCAGCCGCAATTGGTATGTCTCCTTTATATACCATTAAACCGCCTAATCCATTAAGCGGTAATGTTTCTTTCGATACTTCTGGCCAACGCCACCATTTCCACCAAGATTGCAGATCTTCCCAATCTGATTCTTGCAGTGCTCTTATTTGTAATTCCATTTAATTTAATTTATTTTAATATGATGATTCCACATATTCAGCAGAACATGCATAAAGCTCTGCCTGGGTTGGATATAAAGAATTATTTAATGTCATGGTAGCAACAGCATATAACCCTTTTATACCGGACATTGATTGCCCATAGATTACATCCCCGCTTGATACTACAGTATTATTAAATATATTACCAAAATATTTGTTTTCTTTTTGTTTAAAATTATTTGTAAACAAATTTGCTTCTAATTGCGCCAAACTTTGCGCGGTGAAAGCTGCATTTATTGGAATTGCAGTATCGGTGTCAGTATATAAACTATTCATTATCCAACCTTGGGTTCCTTCGTAGTTTATTGTATTAAAGTTTTTAATTAACGATGGATTGGCATTAAATATGAATGTTACATACGATGTATATGTCACTCCATAAAAACTGCCTCTGCTAACGGCAGGATCATAATGTCTCCATATATTACCGTCTTTTAAACTATAATAATTATTACGCAGACCGTCCATATAATTAGGTATATAACTAAAGAAACTAGTCCAACCTAAAGAGTCTTCATCAAAAGCTAATGTATATGATGGTGCCTGTTGTCCTCTAGAGCCTGTTAAAAATGCATTTGGTTGTAAAGATAAAACATATTGTTTATTATGTATATCCCATCCGCCAATAACTTTACCTGTAGTACTAATAATACCAAGTTGTTCTCTAAAGAAATCTAACATTCCATATGATGATATTTCTGTTATACCATCTTGAGATAACCTTAATACGGCATTTCTATTTCTATCAACAAAATATTTTCTATACCCATAAACCGCAAAGCTTTCTGGATTGGTCCCAATACCATAGTTACCTGCGTATGATTGTATTTGGCCAATTACCACAGCCCCGGATGTTGTCATAGGTTGACCATCAGCTGAATATACTGCATCTTTGTCAATCAATGCTCGGCTGACCTTAAATTCTTGGAATATAATAAGGTTAGTGTCTTCTGAATATAATTTTTGTATTGATCCATTTAAAGGGTCCAAAGTGCGGCTTATATCATCGGCTACAGAAAACTGATTTGTATTATTAACGCCTGTTCTAGAATTAAATATACCAGAATATATAAGTGAATTTGGTCTATTTTGTTGAGCATTAGTCTCTAATACAGTATATGCTTTAACGCCAAAGTCAACTGTTGTATTATTATAACCTCCTCTAATTCTTGCTTCTTCTATATACCAATCTGTTTCTTTATCATAAGAGTAATCGCTAGAGCTTGGCACATATGTAAAATCAATAATCTCTCCAAAAGTAAGTTTTATTGTGGTTGCAATCGCTGTTAATGTTGGTTCCATTAATTGTATAACAGCTCCAGAATAACTTTTTATTACAGATGTATAAGTATTCCCAGCCACCGTATAATATATAGCTTGTCCAGGACCTATATTTGGCTGCGCAGTAGCTAGCGTTATAGAAGTTCCACCTAATGGAACCGCTATTAAAGGTTGATTATCCTCCGGGTCACTAGGTTTAACGTCTGTAATTGACTTCATTTTTTTAAGCCAAAAAGAATTGAAATATTTTAATTCTATTGTTGCACTCATATATTATAATTACTTGTTTTTCTGTTTTTTTATGTAATTGTACAACTTCCACTTATTGTACAAGTAGCGCATGCTACAATAACCTCTGATTGACCTGGCTGTAATATATCAACGTGTGGATTACCAAAATTCATATCATTATAAAGAACAACGCATGATCCCGAAGTAGCTGTAACTGTTCTAGTTGTAGAAAAATTATCAACAAACCTAACAGATAATCCCCATCTCATTTGGCCTTCTGAATCAGATAGAACACTACTGCTATTGCCATATAATACCATAAAACAAGGTGGAACTCCGGCGGGGTAAGTAGGAGCATGCATATGGAATATTGCAATTTGACCATTAGCCCCTGTTTCAACCCATGTCCCAGTTTGATCCATATACCCGGCAGGTAATGCTGAAAAACCAGTTGTATTTGTACCTAAATTTGAGTTAGGGATCCAACCTCCCACTGCTGGATAGGTATACTGTACTGATTTCATTTCTTTACCTGAAACGCCACTTAATATACAACGTTCATTATAAAAAGGTATTCTAAACCCTGTTGGAGCAAATTGTTTTCTATCTCCTGGTTGACTTGCATTCCATATACCTCTAATAGCATATACATTATATAATTTTCCATATATTGCACCTAAAGCAGGGTCAAAATTAGGCCAGCACCACATTCCAGTGGTTGCATTTGCCCATTGAGAAGCTGTTGTAGCCTGTGGTATTATAGTGCCATCTTGGTATCTATCTCCATCATAATTACGACTTGTCCACCTTCTTCCGTTTATTAATACAGAAGCTAATTGAATATTTACTATTACGCTGTCAGTTAAAGTTCCGTAAAAGCCTGTTCCATTTGCTGGAATTCCAGAAGAGCTCATTGCGTCTTGTAATTCAACCCTTAAGGTGACTGTCTGATTGTCATTCAACGGATTAATTTGAAATATACCGCTTGTATTTAAAGGAGGATTAGTTGTTATATTAAAATAATTCTGCCAACCTGGCGTTGAGCCTGAATTGTTTATTCTCCAACGTAAGTCTGTAAAGCTTTGACCGGCTCCTGAGTTTGTTCCATTTTTACCCCATAAAGAGTATACTGGTGTTCCAGTTGTAATAGGGCTATTTAAAAATACATTAACAGGCCCAGGTAAAGGGTTTAAAGCAGTATCAGTTATTGTAGGGGCAATATTTCTTAATTGCGCATTTAGATTATAAGACGTGGTAGAAGTTTGCCCGTCCTGAATAAATGAAAATATAAAAGTATATTTGCTTAAATTTACATCGTTTCTAAATGTTTGGTATTGGTTAGGCTGCATATAAATTCTATATTTCCAATATGGATCAATTCCAGGCACATATGTACTTTCTAATGCAAAAACACCTGTTATAGGATTACCATAACCGTTTACAACAGATATAGCGGCATCAGTTGATCCTACAGGTTGACCAGTATTTGATATTGGATAAAAATATCCAGTTATAAATTTGTCTATTGAGTCATTAGGATCTAAATCCTCTGTAAAACTACTCCAATTAATTTCTGATATCCCATTTGCACCATCATAACCAGTAAGCGTATCCGTGTTTAAATCGGATATTAGTCCGCTAGTTGATGTTTCCCAAAATATATCTAATAAGGAATAATCAGGTTTAGTTTCATATACAGTTAAATAAGGCTGCATATTATTTGGGGCTGATGAAAATGTAGGATTTGGACCACCCGAACTTACATTCTGCACGGCTGTAACTCCAATATTATTTGTAGTGGCTATACGAGCGACTAATGGATTGCTCTCTAATTGATAAAAATTATAAGTTGCAGATCCCAATGTGTTTTCAACCGTTGCAGGTAAAAAGCTTAATTCTGAAGCTGTTGCAATCGCAATTGCTGTGTCTGCTTTTTTAGATGGATAGTATTGTGTGTTAGAAGCAACCCCTGCGTCAATAGTGTTTTCAACTCTACCAAATAATTGCACACTACTTCTATATAATTTTTGGTCTGGGCCAACCTCAACTAAGTCTCTTGGGATTTTATTTATATTATCATTTATTAATACTGTATGAGCAACTGTACCAGATTCAGCAGTTGGAAATACTGTTGTATTAATACCATTATCAGTTGATGGCACGCCCGCAGAATCATAAACTACTTGAGATCCATAGGTTTGCCCTTTTGGGTAACCGTCCAAAAATCCAGGAAGATAAACATTATAATAATCTTGTTCTTGCTGTCTTACTACGATTTTGTATGAATACCAGCCTAAAGGATTAATAGTATATACGTATTTAATATCATTTGGATTATTATCGGTATTTCTTGCATATAAATCACTAACTCTTCCAGAGGTTGTAGAATTGTATACTCCCGCTGAGATTTCTGTTATAGATTCAATCCTAACGTAATCTGTGTAAGCTCCCCTTAAATACTCATATTGATTAGGCGGAGTACCAGCACTAACTTCAAAATTATAAGTTGTATCAGTTATTGTAGTGGTACCAGTAAGTGTAAATCCAGTCGTTGATGTTGATTCCGCATATAATCCGGGTTCACCGGTAGCAGCATTGTAATTTGATACTATTGGACTATTTACTAATACAGATATTGCATCTCCATACCAATCTTTTATAGATGGTATATCTGCTTCTGAGTAGTAAGGCGAATATACTGTTGAGCCTCCAAAAGTTCCATTTGCCGTTAAAGTTGCCGCAGTATCTAATGAAGATAAAATAACAGAAGACTGTCTTCCATACTTATCCGCTAAAACAAACCCTACTTGATATGTTCTATTTTGTTTTACTGTATGGTTTGGGTACTCTATAAAACTGTATGAATTATCTCGTTTTGCTCCAACAGAAACTTGATAATTAAGTGATTGCGGCGCTGTATAACCGCTAACAAAATTACCATATATTATTCTATTGCTAGATGTTTCTTGTGCTTTTGCTTTTACAGGAACTATGTCATATACTCTTGTAATTTGATCTGGCGGGAGTGTTTTATATGGTTTTCTTGATTGATAATCGTAAACATATATATTACTATTGCTCAATGTATTTTGAGCAAATTGAGCAGCAGGAATTGTGTCTAATACCTTAACTATTTGCGCGTCTGATTCTTTGTATAATATATCTAATGATTGTATTTTGTATGATTGCGCTACATTAGAAGTTAAGTCTGGAAATGGAACAAGTAATTGTATATTGTTTACATTGTTTTCAAACCAATTTAAAACTGTACTTGTATATGCTTCATTTTCATCTCCACTAATAAAATATCCTTTTTGATTTGGTATAAATGCTATTTGTGTAAATGGAGCCATTAATGTATATTCTCCATCATCCAATCTAAATCTATAACTAAATCTTACATATCTTTCTTTTAAATATGCAGGATCACCAGGCCAATACTCATTATTGCTTTGGTCGGTCATGGTAGATATTAAGAATACTAATTCTGTATTAGCGGATAATGTAACAGGCGTTGAAACGGTAATATTTGTTCCTGTTATACCTACTATAAATACAAATTCATTGCTTGTATAAGGCGTAGGCGTTGCATCAGCTAATAATGTCATGCCTACTACCAATCCTGTAGCGCTGGCAACAGGTATTGTAGTTGAAGCAGTTACGGTAGCTGTATTTGTGGTTACAACCTTTTTGTATAATGACATTGATTCTACCGGAGCATATTTTGCAACCGATATATGATCTTCATTTGTATAATAAGGTGCAGCGCTAGATGCCGGAGCATTAAACGCTGAACTAACATTTATTTTTCTAGGTTGATTGTTATAATCTGTCCAATATAATAAGTTTTCTATAAGGGTAATTCCCGTTATTGGATATGATTTTGAGAAGTTTAAGAATTCGCCTTCGACTAAAACAGTGTAGGTATTGTCTGAAAAATCATAAACTGTTATTTGATGATATATTGGGTCAGGATCGTTATCGCCTTCATTAGTTAAAAATTGGAATATTCTATTATTAGTATTATCCATATAATATCCAATACATTCTAATCCGATTATAACGTTTTCCGCCCCAATAAGCGTATTTCCAAGTATGTTTTGTAAAGTACCAATATCACTATTTTCTGATTTACCAATAGAGATATTAAGCGCTGTTCGATACTGACCATTAGGTATAAGTCTATCGTCTAAATCTTGATTCATTTTAGACGATAGAAAACTATTTTTTATTTCCGCCATTTTTATTAATGTTTAATCCACTTAGATTGACCTCTTAATACTTGAGTAAACTCTTCTAGTTTTATATTTGATAATCTAATTTTGGCATTTCTTAATTTAGCATTCTTTTCTTGTTTCAGTCTAGCAACAAGATATTCTGGTTGGTTTATTCGAGTTGATATAATAGCATGTAATATATATGCATATATAGCTTCTTCAGCTAATTTAGGTACTTTAGAGTCTAAATCATAAGCAAGACCATCTGATATATATTCGAATACAATTAACTTACCTATCAAGTTACTGCTAAAAGATATTTTACCTTCACGGTCGTTCATTGTGAAATATCCATTTATATTAGCATATTGTGGATCTAAACCATATTGTCTACCATAATAAGTATTTTGGTAATATCCATTATAATAGTCATAACCAATATAGTAGTTCTGCATTTCTTCATTTACTTCTATATAGTTATTATTCTTCCATCTTCTTTCGGTTAATGATTCAGCACTTATATTATCACCAAAATTATCCTGAATAGGTATACCATAGCTATCTTGTATTAAATTTTCGTAAGGTGATATTGTTAAATTATTTGTAGGATATATAATATGTTTTATCCCTTGCCCGTCAATCCAAGATAGTCTTACATAATTAACATAGTCTTGCGGCAAAACAATGCTTAAACTTGGTGGTATACTTAATTCCTGGGATTTTATACTTCTTAAAGTATCATAACTAAATTCTTGTAAACTACGTTTTGCATGGAATATTACATCAGTCCTTTTAACATTGCCGATTAGCTTCCCTGTACCAACATAGGCAACCATAAAGTTATTTATAACATCTTTTAAAGATATGTAAGCATAACTACCATAATTATTTTCTACAGTATTTCCATAAGCATTCTGTAATCCATAATTACCACCGTCTAATGTTTTTAATTGCACAACTACATGAGTGCCATTAGCTAAACTAGGTATATATAAAGTATTTATATTTGGCCCCGAAGTATTATCATATGCCCCAAAATATTCATTAAAAGTTCCAGGTGCACCTGCGTTACTAGGGCTACTCGTGAACACTTTAAAGTTATTTAAAGCATAGTTTGGATCTGCAGGATTATAGCTAAAATATACTAAATCCGTGTTAAACGATGTAGGGTAAAAATCGCCTCCACTGGCTATAAACCCCTGGGCCCCCTCGTAATATTGTCTATTTGTTTCGGTTATTAAACCGTCGTTAGGTGTCGCCATATTCTATTAGCTTTTTGAATTAATATTTTCAGCTTGTATTTGCTGTGAAGCAGCTTGAATAATTTGTGGATCTTTTATAATAACTCCAGAATATAATAGTATTCTAATTATTATATTAGTTTGTTCTGTTGGATGTAACTCAAAATCAACGCTGGGATTTGTAGGATTATTAGTAGGACTGTATACATATTGAAAATTTGGAGGTGTTACAGTAAAGTTCCATATAGGATTATATGGTTTTCTAACATAAGTACAGCTTATTTTATCAGTAATATCTGTAGGATATACTTTTATTTTGAAGTTTTTATATGTATATATTGGCCAATATAGGGTAGGTTTTGTAAGTGGCGATAAATTAATTTCCAATAGTTCATTTGGCTGAACATATTGAACTTCTTTTACCTCATCATAAATAACAGTACCTAACTTATAAAGTTCAGGTCTAGGCGTGGTAAAAGGTATATCTACCTCAAAATGATCAGTTACATAAATGCAATCCGCCTCTTCCTGAAATATAGCTATTTTTTCTTCTAAATTTTTTATACGATCGCTATATTCACTGTCATTACCGGGTACTCTAATTTGTTGATTTAAATCTTCAAAGTATTCATTGAAAATTTCAAGTTGAACTTGAGTTGCTGTTTTATTAAATTCATCAGGAGTTAAGTAACCTCTTTGTTCTTTATTAAGAATTAATAAAACGGTTTTATAAACTGTATCTACACTTACTGCCATTTGTTATATTTATTATAATATTAAAGCGGTTATTGCAGTTTTAAGTACAATAACCGCCTTAGCATTATTATTACGTATTAATTAAGTTTTTTCTCTATAGATCTTAAAATCGCAATACCTTCATCTGTTTTGAAAAACGCAGCCATTGCTGAATATGGATTTTCATCAAAAGGAACGGTCATTAATTTTCTATCATTCTCACCCCACATAAATGTTCTATTATCATGGGATAATTTTATAATGTGTTGTTCAGTAGCTCTAATTGCAATATTACGCAAATGCACATTATCGTCATTAGCTAATTCTAAGAACAAATAAGGATTCTTCTTAGCAAATAATAATAAATCTCTTTTTATCTCCTTAGAACTCATCTTATTCACTCTAGAGCCTACTTCTACTCTAACTATTGCTTCGGCCATATCAATGTCCATGTCAAATGCGGCATTTAACGCTTCCACTTCTACTTCTAAGTAATCTAAATCATCCTCAGCTTCCCCTGTTGGGTCAAACTCTGTATATTTAATATTTAAACCTGGATGATAAAGCGATAATAGTTTTTGTAGGTTTTGTTTTTCTTTTGGTACATTTAAAACACCATTCTCAAATATAATATGTCCTAATGTAACCTGCCCTTTCTGTTGGCTTACCAATGGGGAATTTTGATTAGTTGCATATCTTAATTCTTCTTGCTCTCCTTTTTCTTTATCAAACCAAAGTAAAGGGTATCTTAATGTATGTTTGCTTTGCAGCGTATAGGTTAATGGGGAATGACTTTCACTTAAAATATAAGTTCTATCTTTAATTTCCCATTGTGGTTTTTGTGGTTCTTTTTTTACCGGCGCTGCCTTTTCAACCACTTCGGTATATTCTTGTGTTGCGATTTCTTCGTCAACTAAAATTTCTTTTGCTTTCGCTGTTTGTCTTGTTGCCATAATATGATATAATTTAATAAATTTTTAAAAAGGTAATAACTACCCCCACCAGTCCAGCGAGGGTAATTACTACTAGTTATTATACAGAAGCTGTAAATAATACGAAGTTATTAGCTCCTTGAGTCACTAAACATCTTTCTGATAAGAAGTGAACTTGCATTGCATCTAAATCAGATGTGTAAGCTCCTCCAACAGATCCAGTGATCCAGTTTTTCATACGTCTGTCATCAGCTTGATTAGCTCTATAACGAACATGTAAGAATGGACGACGGATGTTAGTTCCTAATTGTTGGTCGTAAACCGTGCTAGTTCCAGCAGGGATAAGGATACCATCAATAGATGTATTAGCCATACCACCACGAGTAGAAGCATCATTTAAGTATTTCCAGTCAGTTTTGTAGAAATCATAAGATCCTCTTCTGAATCCAGAGAAACCTAAGTTAAGTGCCATTTGCTCAGAGTTTTCAAACAATCCGTAAGCAACACCACCTGCAGCACCTGAAGATAAAGAAGCTAACATATCATCAAAATCTAATGAAGTAGCTCTATTTAAGAAGAACATGTTTTCTTCAATAGCCCCTTGAGTGTCTAATCCTTTCAAGATAGAGTCAAAGTCACTTAATCCTGAAGCTGCAGTAAAGTTATTTACGATATTACCTCTACTTTTAACAGCAGCAAAAAGACCTTCTGTACCTTTCATACCATCAACAGAAGTTAATGTAGATCCACCAGAAACTAATTCACCCTCAACAACTGACATTTCTAAGTAATCCTCAAAACGTAATCTTGTTTCAGATTCAGCTTTCAAATACCATAAGTATCCTGAAGCACCATCTTCTGTAGCAATTTCAACCCAACCAATTTGAGCAGTATCAGATCCAGAGATTTGATATTTTTCTTTAATGATAATTGGTGAATTGTTATATTGAGTAAAAGATGGAGTTACAGAGTTAATAGAAGCATCTGTGGTTCCTTTTTTAAACTCAGAACCATAAACAAAGATTTTAAGGTCTGTAGCACTTGCAAAGTTAACAACGTTACCAGCACCAGTAGTTAAATCTAATTGAGTATATGGTTTACAAGTAATAGTAGCAGTACCAGATGAACCACTTGTAGCAGTAGTTGTAGATCCAGTAACATATACTTTTAATTCTTTTCCTGTAGAAGGGCTCATAACTACTAAAGTTTGACCTACAGAAATTACGTTGCTTACATAAGATCCACTAACACTTGCAGTAGCAGATACAGGGAATGTTAAAGTTGTAGCAGAAGCACAAGTAACACCTGTATAAGCAATATGTAATCTGTTTTGTTCAGACCAGATAACTTGGTCAGAAGACATTGGCATTTCAGCACCAACCATACGTAAGAATCCAGATAAAGTTCTGTTTCCATAACGCTCTACTTCAGCTTCGTAGATTTCTGGTAAGTATTGTTGAGCAAAGTCATTAGTTCCGTTAGTAAAATTTAAATAGTTAGTTTCTAACGCTTGCTGTCTTTGAGACGGTTTAATTGTCCCATAGTTTGTACCCGTAAGGGCATTAATCATGTTTGACATAATTTTGGTTTTTTAATTGTTAAAATTTTTTAGTTTGTATTCTTAATTTAGAAGAATCGTACCCACTAACTGATTTAACCTTTAATCCATTTATAAAAACATCTCCTGGTGCTTGTCTTGGTTGATTCATTCCAGGATTTTTAGAATTTGTGATTACCTCTTTAACTGCATCAGCTTTACCTTGTTCGTAAAAGTGTTGTGCAATTCTATCAGAGTTCATAGCGGTATATAGAGCTTTATGATAACCATTCATATCCGCGATATTACCTTCTTTGTCTAGGAACTTCCCTATGAAATTACTAATATCAGATTGTTTTTCTGCAAGCTGGTCATTACCTTGAACTCCATATCTAAATCTTTTATCCCCAACATTATATTCAAAACCTTTGAAATCTTGGTTAAATAAATTTTTAGTATTTTGTTTAAAGCGTTCGTGTTGCAATTTGGTTTGCTCTTCGTTCTTCTTGTAGCGATTGAAAAAGTCGTAAGCTTCTTGTTGTTCTTTGGATACGCCCGGTCTCAACTTGATTTCGTCGTAATATTGTCCTTTAAGATCTTCAAGGAACTTTTTGGCTTTAGCAACCTCTTCTTTAAATGCGAGTTTTTTCTTTTTAATGTCTCGCTCATCATCTTCGTCTTCGTCGTAACTAAATTCATCTTCCATAAGAAATTCTATTTCTTCGGCATCCAAATGTGGCCTTGACTTTTTATAATATTCTTTTAATAATGCTTCATTATTTATTGTAGAATAATCCGTGTTAAGTCTAACATAATCCTCTACAGATCCACCAGTTTCTTCCATAAAAGCAACTAATTTTTCAATGTTCTCTGGTAATGGTTTACCGGTATTAACATTTTCTTGAATATGCTCTTTTAATTCTTCAGTGGTTTCTTTTATTTCTTGAACTATTTCTTGTTCTGTAATTTCTTGAATAACATTTTCAAAGGACCCTTCGTTTCCTTGTCCCACTTCTTGCAATCCCATTTCGGATTGTTCTGTGCGTAACACGCTGCTCTCTGCGCTTTGCTCTTGAATGGCATTTTCTTCTTGTTTAGGAATTACTACTTTAATCGGTTCTTCAAATTCTTTTTTTTCGGTCAAGTCTACTTTTGTGACTTGTGCCGGGGTATTTAAGCTTTTTGGCTTTTTACCTTTAGAGATTTTAAAATCCCCTTCTTGTTTAATTGTTTCTGACATGATATAATAATATAAAATTGGTTATTGTATTTTTATTCCCCTAGCATTGCATTAAAATCAGACATCATATCCTGGTCTGAGGTTTCAAAATCTTTAGGCATTGTATTATTTTTACGTTGATCTATTAATTCTGATTGTTGACTAGCTTGTATTTTTGTTCTATTGTCTTTCCTGTCTTCCGCTTCTTGTAGGTTTTTATTAACAACTTGTTCTTTCAATTGAGCTAATTGCATATCAAATTGAAACTTCATTTGTAATAATTGCTTTTTAATTTCAGCATCCATTTGCATTCTTTGAATTTCAAACTGAGATTTTGCTTGCTCTACGTTTACGGTTTCTTGAGTTAATGCTTGTTGTTTTTGTACTTCAAACAATGCTGCTTTTTCCGCTGTCTCCTGATTTGCTTGCGCTTGCGCCTGAATATTAGCCATTTGTGCTGCTTGAGCGGCTCTTGCTTTTTTCTTTTTCCTAAACTTTAAAGTTTGATTTGCTAACTTTAAGTTTTTTATTTGGCGAATATCAATAGCGTCATCTAAATCAATACTTCCACTTTGTAGTGCAACCTGAATATTTTGTTCAAGCATTGCTTTTTCTTCTTCGTCTGGCTCAAGTTCTAAATAAATACCAAAGTCATAAAGATTAAGATATTTAATTTCTCTTAACGTTTCAGTATTGTAAACTGTAATACTTTCTTCCAATGTTTTTGCTAATAGCGGGAAATCCAAAACATCTGCAATTCTAAGAGATATATTTTCACAAGTTCTTAATGTTAAGAACATACTTGCTTGCAATATATGCTTTGTCGCTGTATTTGAAGCATTAGCTGCCATTTTTTGTAATCCAACTAATGTGTCTCTTTCCGGCATACTTCCATCACGCGCTTCATTAAGTCCCGTAACATCACGTATTAATTGCAAATAATATTGATAAGTTTGTATTAATGATGCAATTTTTGCTTGGCCTGATGAACTTGTTAATTCTTGAATAGGTATTTTACCTTGGTTAAATCCACCATCTTGTGACATAGATCTACCAACAATACTACCGGTTTGGAAATACATATTTAATGCTTCCGCCGGATTATAGTTTGTACCATTACCAAGATCAACTTCTGCTAACCCATCAACATCAACAAATACTCCATCCGGTATCATTTTTGACATCACTTGTTGCAATTTCAAATGCGTCAATTGAATCATATCTGCAAAACCTGTAATTCTATTAACGATAGAATCAATTCTACCTTTATACATTCTAGGTGCTGTAATGACATAATTCATTTCAACTTTTGTCATATTAGAATATGGACGAGACATGTTTTCAGATAACTTCCACTCTAACATTGTGTTCGTTCCAAGAACTTTAGCTCCGGTATATAATACCTCTATTGTTCTGGCTACACGATCAAATTTATCATTCATTGGTGGGTTAAAGTCATCTGTTTTCTCGATAACTTTTTCCATTCCATTTTCGTTGTATTTTATTTTGTACACTTGATTCATATAAGTCTTATATTCAAAATATAAAACCTGAACTGTGTTTTCATCGTAATTACCCCATCCAGTAATATATTGTCTATTACCTGGCATTTGTTGAATTCTATACAATTCTTCTTCTGATATATCAGGAAATTGCATTTTTAATTCAGGGATAGTTACTGCTTTTACTTCTCCAACATAATATATGTCTTCAAAGTTAGGATCTTCTGTATAGGAATAAACTAAATAAGCAGGATCTACGTATTCTGTTTTAATTCCTTCACTTACATTAAAGTTTGTTTTAACACAAGCAATACCTAATACAGTTAAATCATAATTAAGTCTTCTTCTTACTAAATCCCATTTGTTTTGAGCAAGTACATTACTAATTGCTTCTTCTTCCGCAATCTCAACTGATTGCTTATAGTTAAGTTGCATGTGCAATTCTAATTCTTCTTTTGTTTCAGGCAAATCTTCTTTACCTAATGGCGAATTAGCAAAGTCAGCTCCAGTTAAAGCATTTGCTTTATTAATAAGATCTTGAGAATACATATCACGCAAAATTGCTTGAGCGTAATTTGTTTTTTGTTTTATTGATTCAGGATCTTGCGCATAAGCTTTAATGTCATACCCTTTTTGTGACATTCCATTAACAACAATATCAACAAATTTTGATATTACAGGAACTGGTTTCCAATCTAAATTTAAATAAGAAACATCCCCATTTGTTGCTAACTCGTCTTTATATTTTTGTACAGATTGTTCTCCTCTTGCATATAATCTTAACTGATGAAAGTTATTCCAATTAGTTAAATACCTATTCTGAGTTGTTCTCCCTTGATCAAACCATTCTTGTTCAATAGCACGTGATACTTGTAGTCCGTATTCTTCAGATGCTTTTACCGAATCAGGTACTACCTGGCTTGGAAATGCACTATTTGTATTTGTGTATATATTCATCTATTTGTGTATTTTTGATAAAGAACCTGTATTATCGTATTTCTTAATACCTAAATTATAGTTTTGTCTAATTATTGGATTTGTTGGGACGTATCTATTTCGGTTACAAGCCATTATTGCTAACCCTGAACTAATAGCAGCGTCATATTTTGTTCTGTCATTTATATTGAATCTAGCCCAGTCGTTTAATGTTCTATTAAAGTACATATTTCCATAACCATTTTCTGAAATACCTATATGGTCTTCTATATATGATTCTATGGCCGCGGCATGAGCTTGTTTTATATCTTCACTTGAGTTTGGTATTCCGCCAATTTCTTTTTCTGTTATAGATAATTTATTCCAAACTTTATCAGGACGATTCATTGAGAATCCTCTATAACCTCTTCTTTTAAAATGGAATAGTAATCTAGGTTTATTATTCTCAGCTAATATCGGCATTCCATAAAACACGCAAGCCATAAGAACATCTTCAAAAAATATCTCAGCTGTTTGAGGTCTTGCGATATATTCTAAAAAGAATGTATTTGGCGGAACATCTTCCATAGAAAATTTAGTTAGTCCACTCAATGCTCCATTAGATCCTTTACCATCCACAGTACCCGATATATCATAAGGGTCACAGCCAAAAGCGCCGCAATCTTCATTGCCAGGGTATTTCGTCCCATTCTTTATTATTACGCGGTTTTGCAAATGTATAGGTGGAATCCAAGAAACTAAAAATCTTCCATCCTTATTTGGATAGAATATTACACGTGTATCTGGTATTCCATTTTCCCATTGAAAACTTCCTTGGGTTAATACTGCCGTGTTTCTTAAATCTTCGTTGTAATCAATCTGTTCGTAGATTTTTGTAAGATTAAATAAAGATTGTTTTGTTTCGTCTCTAAAGGCATGTTGTTCTGTTCTAGGAAATTGACGGTAATATTCATTTAATGCGTCAGAATCGTTCTTTAAACCATCAACTTCATTTTGCCAATGCTCAATAACCCCGTAATCTATTTCATTTCCGTCTATTCCTGCTACGGCTTTTTTTGGAGTGTCGAATACAGGTAGGCCATGAGTATCAATGAATCCTTCGTACGACCATTCCATAGGTATGAACAAACTATATAATCCTGAGCTAGTCTGTCCATTGCGGTTTCTTTTCGTGACGTCTGAATCATAATATAATTTTTTAAAGTTGTCTCCCCCTTTGTCTAAAGCGTTTGATGTTGATCCCATCATACACTTACCAATAATTCTACTACCCAAACGTAAACAGGTTTTTGTAACCCTCCAGTTGTTTAATATATTATCAGGTTTTAACCATTTACCGCTTTCATCATGTACAAGAAGCTTTAGTTTCTCTCCGTCATAACTATTGTCTCCTGTATTTTTCCAGTCAATTGTAGTATCTAATCCATCTAACTCTTGAACATTTTCATTTGCATCTAATTTTCTTCTTGTAAATTTAGAAGCAGGAACTCTATACGCCAATTCTGTTTTAGGACGATCCATACCGTCTTGTATTGGTTTAAAGAAGAAAGGATAATTAATGGAGATTGGTACGACCTTGTCGGTAAACATTGTTTTGGCATCAGCTCCAGATTTTGATAATATACCAAATCTAGAATCACTAGATATAGTTGCTTGATTAACCAATTCAGCAGAAGACATAAATGAAAACCCGGAACGTCTGTTCTTTAAATAACACATTCCGTAACATCTTGGATCTGCTTTACAAGCTTCCCAAAATATAAAAAACAATCTATTTGATTCTCTAAAATCAGGCGCTCCAACATCTATCTTGCTCCATTGCAAGTACATATAGTGTGTACCTGTTATGTAAGTTGGTTTTCCATTATTGTAAAATGAGAAACCTTCTTCTCTATATTTAAATTCGTTGTCTATATAATCGTACCAACGATCTTTAAACGCCTCTGTTTGTTTTGCCCAATCAAAGGTACTTTTAATTTTGCTTAATTCTTTTGGGAATTCCATTTGTTCCCAGTATTGTTCTTCTTTATTCTTTGATCTAGAATAAGTTGACTCTATTAATGGTAATGCTATTTTTAGATTTTGGATTTCATATATTTCACCAATCTTTCCAGTCTTACTAATAACAACCATATCATGGTCTTTATTATATCCATACTTCCATTTATTAAGTCGGTTGTTTTGTTTTATAACACTAGATTTAACATAATCCGGTATTACTTTGTAAAGTGTTTGTTCGTACATTACTTAGATCTCCCTTCTGCAAATCCTTTAAACACTTTAACTTCAACCTCTTTACTATCTTCTAGTAATATTCTTTCTTCTTCTTGTATTCTACTTAATATTTCAAAAGCATCAAATATTGCTAGCTTTTTTGTAGCAGCTGCATTTTTTAATTTATCTGCAGCTAAATCATCTTCGCCATTATCTAAAATCGCTTCTTCAGCAACTTTAATTAATTCCAACACTGCTTTGTGCCCAGCGTGGATTATGTTCTGCTTCGTCTCCTTTATATTCATATTTAATTACAATATCATTAGATTTCATACAATAGAGTCTTTGCCCGTCAACAATAAACTCAAATTCTCCATTAGGGGTATAACCAACAAGGTCCCCCTCGTTTATTCTAAGCGCGTTTAAAGAGTCGTTACCGTATTTTAATACTCCAATAAGCTTGCGTTCTTTTTCGTGGCTTAAATGCGATGTATTTTTTAACGGTTTTATAAAACATCTATCTCCAAAAGATTTCCATTCATCTTTACCTTTTTTGTATAAGTAGATTTGATCAACTCCTACAAAATACAGATCATCTTGAAAATACGATCTACTATTTTTTTGGTTGCCTCTTATATCATAGAATCTTCTAAATACATTATGATGTATTATAATTAAATCACCTTTTTCAATTATAGTGTTATATGCCAATGGCACCTCAACAACTTCTGCTAGATTATTTACAGATTTAAAACTTTCTATTTTGGTATTTATAATTAATTCTTTACCATCAATATTTACTTTGTTTTCGTATCTTGCTCCAACAGGTTTTACAATAAAATCAAATACACTTCTCATTAATATTCTAAATCATATTCAAGAGCAATTGCCATATTAGAATTAAACTTTTTCCACGGCATTACCTCATCAGATTTTTTTATATAAATCATACAGGAACTGTCGTTGTTCTCAAGTATACAGGCGATCTCATGACCCCCGTATACCTGTTGTCCAACTGAATAATGCATTGCTTCATTTTTATAATCAGTACCTATACTAATTTTTCTAATAACAACTTTCATTATTCCTGCTTTTCTTCCTTTATTTCAGTGTATGAACCATCTTCTAAATTAATGTTTATTGC